GCGCCTGGACGCACTGATTCGCCGCCGCAGCCAGGAGGTCACCGAGATCGCCGCCGACCGCAACCGCGAGACGCTGGCCTACGTCAGCTACGCGCTGGGCCTGCAGGACGCGCTCGAGCTAGCCCAGCTAGGCCCGCAGACGGCGCTTGACCTGATCGGCGCGCTCCATGCGCGCATCGCGCTCGACGACCCGGACGCGGCCGTCGAGTTCAACACCGCCGCGCAGGCCTTCCTCCAGACGCCCGTCGCCTAAACTACGGCGCCAGGTGCCGCGTAGTAAGAACCCGGACGGAACGCCCAAGATCTATCCATCCGACCGCCGCCGCGCTGAGCAGGGCCAGATCGCCCCCGCCGATCTGGTCGCTCGCGTTGGCCCCCGCCCCCGGGTGAAGCGCGAACCCCCGCCAAAACCGCCGCAAAAACCGGGGGTCCGCAATCGGCCAAGCCAGGCCAGGGGCCCCACTGGCGCCGGTCATCACTGGTCAAACGACCCCTTGAAAATGCAGCGATTGACGCTGGTTGAGCAGTACCGCCTGGCCGGGCTGAGTGCCTGGGAAACCGCGCAGGCGATGCACATCGATCAGCAAATGGTGCTTGACGACTGGGCGCGGCTGAACGAGTTGTGGCTGGCGCGGACGAGCGACACGCAGGAGCAGATGCGCAGCGAGGCCATCCGTCGCCTGGACGGCGTCATCCGCCAGGGGCTCGAGCTACTGCGGATGGACGAGGCCTACACCCAGGCCGTCCTGTTCAACCTGCCGATCAAGCTGACCTGCGCCGGGCGCCAGGAGCACCGCGTCGAAGACCTGCGCCTGGCCGACGCGCTGGGCCCGGCCAACACGGCGGCCACCTGGGGCGACTCGTTCTCCTGCCTGGCGCCGCACGAGATGCTCAAGCGGGTCCACCTCGACGACAAGTCGAGCGCCAACTACAGGCGCATCGCGGGCCAGGTACTGCAGGCGATCAACACGGCGATCATGCAGCAGGCCAAGATCCAGGGTCTGGTCATCGAGAAGCGAGCGCTGACCAACGCCCAGGGCGAGGATCTGCCTGCCGCGCTGCGGACGCTGCTGCTCGAGGATGACCCGCCCGCCCAGACCGCGCTGCCGTCACCGCGCAATGGCCTGGACAACGGTCACGTCGCGCCCTACGGTGAGGCGGTATGACCGACCAAGCCCCCGCCTATCCTGCCGCGCAATGCCCGACCTGCCACCGCTGGCACAGCCAGGCGCTCGAGGAGGGCATGTCGACGACCCTCGTCTGCGGCTGCGGCAAGCTGCTGAAGCTCGAGCGCGGCGTCGGCGGCAGCAGCCTGGTGGTCACCGAGCAGGCCCAACTTCCGCGCCCGGTCGCGCCTGAGTGATGGCCCAGCGCTGGGCAGTGACCTGCAAGCTGTGTCACGGCCCAGCCTTCGTCGTCCTGGGCGCGCTGCCCCGGACGACCGACGTGGTCACCGCCGCGCAGTGTCAGCACCTCGACGGGCGGCCGCTGGTCGGCACCGACGCGCTCGAGTGCGACACCTGCGGCAAGGACTTCACGCTCCAGGGCGTCGAGCCGAGCGACCAGTGGACGCTGCTGCCCGAGACCTTCAGCCAGGCCCACGCGCCGAGCGACACGCCGTTTGGCCGAGCCGCCGATCCACGTGACATCGTCCGCGTCCGCCTCGCCATCCAGGCGCTGCAGCGGCCCCGCGCCCGGCGCCGCCTGGCGCGGAGTCCCGCCCGGTGAATCCCGACGACGAGGAAGTGGTGTACCGCCTGACCTGGCTGAAGCTGCGCTACCTGGCGGTGGCGCTCGCCCTGGGCGCCGTCGGCTGGCTGGGCCTGATCCTCGTCATCGCCGCCGTCCGCCACTGGCTGGGCTGGTGAGCTTGAGCCGTGACGCGCTGGTGCTGTGGATCCTGTTCCTGTTCTTTGCGGGGCTGGTCATCGGCACGACGATCTTCGTGCTGACGAGGCGGTGAGCAGCGAGGTGCTCTGGCTGGTCATGATGCTCTTCTTCGTCGCCCTGCTGTGGCTGGTGCTGCGCCGCTGATGGTGCTGCTGACGCACGAGCAGCAGGCCCGCCTGGCGCAGGTCATCCGCCGCTGCAAGCAGGACCGCTGCGAGTTCAGCCGGGTCTTCTTCGGCAAGGATCTGCGCGAGAGCCCGTGGCAGGTCGACGCGGTCAACATGGGCGGCACCATCTCGACCAAGGTCGCCGGGCGGCGCTCGGGCAAGACGCTGACGACGACCGTCGAGGCGATGCACGCGCTCGCCACCCAGGCCCGCAAGACGTGGTACGTGACGGGCCCCAGCCTCGACCAGGCCAGCCTCTACTTCAACGAGATCGAGCAGGCCGCGCAACACCCGAACGGGATGATGGCGGCGCTGCTGGACGGGCCGATCAAGCGCTCGCCGTTCCCCAGCCTGAAGCTGGTGACGGGCTCCGAGCTACATGCCCGGTCGACCGCTCGAGACGGCGTCTACCTGCGCGGCAAGGGCGCCAACGGCGTCTGCGTCACCGAGGCCGCCTTCATCAAGGACAAGGTCTACAGCGAGGTCATCCGGGCGATGGTGCTCGACCGGGGCGGCGTCATCCGCCTCGAGAGCACGCCCAACGGGCAGAACTACTTCCAGACGCTGCACAACCTGGCCAACGGCGAGCAGCGCGTCCTGCTCGACGGCTCGGGCCGCATCTACACCGACCCGACGCGCTACTACCGCACCATCCACGCGACCGTCTTCGACAACCTGGCCGTGCCGCGTGCGGAGATCGAGCGGATCCGCCTCGAGGTGCCCGAGTACGTCTGGCTGGTCGAGTACCTGGCGCAGTTCGTGGCCGACGAGGAACTGGTCTTCGACTGGGGCCTGCTGGCCGACCTGTTCGATGAGGACTACCACCAGGCACTGGGCCCGGAACTGGGCCACCGCTACGTCATCGGCGTCGACCTGGCCCAGGTCCGCGACTACACCGCGATCATCGTCCTCGACGTCACCCGCTGGCCGATCCGCCTGGTGCGCTGGCTGCACTACCGGGGCAAGCCCTACACGGGTCCAGGCAGCGTCGTCGAGGACGTCAACCTGCTGCGCCGCGACTTCAACAACGCCCGCGTGCTGATCGACGCCACCACCGAGCGCGGCGTGGCCGAGAGCGTCGTCGGCGCCGAGGCCTTCACCTTCACCCAGAGCAGCCGCAACGCCATCCTGAGCAACCTGCAGGTGCTGCTCCAGAACCGCAAGTTCGAGCTACCCGCTGGCTTCACCCGCCTGCGCGACGAGCTACGGGCGCTGCGCCGGGTGCGCAAGGCAGGCAGCCAGAATGCGCGCATCGACCACCCGGACGACGGCCACGACGACACCGTGATGAGTCTGGCGCTGGCCGCCTGGCCGCTGCGCGCCACGGTCTCGCCCGGCAGCCGTGACGCCATCGAGGCGGTCGTCTCGGGGAGCTTCGCCTAAACTAGCCGCCGAGGAAGGCCGATCTATGCCGAACCCGATCACGTCGCTGCTGTCTCGAGCGGCCAATCGTCTGGCCTATGGCGAGACCGACCCCTACGCGCCGCTACGGCACGACGGCGCGGCGATCACGGGCACGGGCTGGTGGCCGAACGCGGGCTCCAACTTCGACACCTCGCGGGTCGACTACGCTCGAGCGCGCAGGCTCTACCGCAACCAGATTCCGCAGTACAAGCTGGGCGCCCACTTCGCCCGGCCGATCATCAACTTCACCGCTGGCTACATCGGCGTGCCGCACTTCAAGAGCAAGGCCGAGGTCGACGAGGCCGACGCGGCGCTCAACGAGTTCGATGAGAAGTTCGTCTCGACGTTCCTGACGGTCAACCGCAACTGTCTGCGCGACGGCGACGTGTTCCTGCGCCTGGACTACGTCAAGGATCGCTTCAGCGGCCGCCAGCGCTTCGACATCCGCCTCGAGCATCCCGAGTGGGTCACGCCGCTGCTGGATCCGATCACGGGCGAGTGGGACGCGCTGGTCATCAACCACCCGGTCTACCCGACCAACCGGCCCGACAGCCAGGTCCAGCCGAGCTACCTGATCACCGAGACGCTGACCGCCGACACGATCACCGTCAAGGCCGACGAGCGCGCCCCCGCCGACATCCGCCTGCGCTACCCGGGCGAGCCGCGCCCGAATCCGTGGGGCTTCATCCCGGTCGTTCACTTCAAGAACGAGCCCGAGGAGAACCAACTCTACGGCTGCAGCGACCTCGAGCCGCTCGAGCCGCTCCTGCGGGCCTATCACGACACGATGATGGTCGGCAATCAGGGCATCCGCCTGTTCGCCAAGCCCAAAGTCAAGTTCATCCTGAAGGACGTCAACCGCTTCCTGGCTGACAACTTCCCCGGCTGGAAGCCCGGCCAGCCCGTCGACTTCCAGGGCCATGAGATCTTCCTGCTGACCGAGGGCGAGGACTCGAACTACATCACCGCCGAGCCGGGCACCGCTGGCGTGGGCACGCTGCTCGAGTACCTCTTCTACTGCATCGTCCAGAGCAGCCAGATCCCCGAGTTCGTCCTGGGCACGGCGGTCGCCTCGAGCCGGGCGAGCGTCGACTCGCAGATGGGGCCGTTCGTCAAGACGGTCGAGCGGAAGCGGATGATGTCGACCGACCCGTACGTCGAGACGCACGAGATGTTCCTGGCGATGGCCAGCAAGGCGCCGGGCTTCGACATGCCCGCGCTGCTGACCTACGAGGTCGAGCCGTCCTGGCCCGAGATCGCCGCCAAGGACGAGGCGGCGGTGGCCGCGACGGTCCTGACGCTGATGCAGGCGATGCAGGTCGGCACGTCGGCCGGGCTGATCAGTCTCGAGGGCGCCAACGAGTTCCTCCAGGGCTTTGTCCCGACGATCCTGCCGTGGCTGTCCGAGGGCACCGAGGACGAGCGCCGCCGCGTGCTATCCAGTATGGCCTGGCTCGAGCGGGTGCAATCGGGCGGCCTGCCATTCGACGGCGCCGACGTTACCGACGAGACTGACCTCGAGCAGCCGCCAGGCGCCGTCGCCTGATCTGCCGTGGGGCAGGGAAAGTGGGTCTATATGAGTCAGCGAGCGCCGCTGTACGTCACGCCGCTGGGCGGCACTATCGGCACCATCATCGCCGCGCTGCTGCTGGTGGCCGCCATCGTGTTATGGCTGACCAACCAGATGGATCCCAAGCTGTGCGCCATGTTCGCCGCTGCGGCGCTGGCCCGGCTGCTGTGAGGGCGAGGCCAGCGCCCGCCAGGCGCTAGCGCGTCGGTGGTTGCTGGCCGCCGTCCTGAGGCTGACGCGGTTGTTCGTTCTGATGGCCTTCGCGCTCGCGCTGTTCGCGCTGCTCGCGGGCCTGACGCTGCTCAGCGGACTCGTTGGGATCCTGCTGTGGCTGCGGCGGCGGCGGTGACGGCGGGGTCGGCTGCGGCTGCGGGTTCGGCTGCGGGTTCGACGTGGTCATGCAAGTGCCTCCACACTGAGGATTTGGTAGGTGGCGTCCCGGGCCGCCGAGTGTCGCGTTCCACCCGACGACCCGCAGGGACCACGCTGCCCGAGACCTAGCGAGCTACGTGAGTGCCAGCACGTCACGAGTCCAGCAGCAGAGTCCCCGTGGCTAGCTGGGCAGCGCTCCTGGGAGCATACACTCCCGAGCGGTGCCGCCCCAGCCGACCAATAGCGAGATCTACGCCAAGAGCCTGGTCGACGCTCGCGAGGCGTGGGCCAAGCAGTCCGGGCTGACCCAGGCGCAGGTCAAGAGCGCCTACGGCCAGGCGGCCGCCTCGCTGGGCTCGCGGGTCGCCGCGCTGCCACCGTCCGCGCCCTCGAGCGCCTGGAACCTGGGCCAGCTACAGCAGGTCATCAGCGACTACGGCAACACGCTCGACCAGCGCGTCCTCGACGCCATGTACGCGGGCATCCAGGCGAGCTTCCACGACAGCGCCGACAGCGTCCTGAAGTCGAAGGCCAGCGCGGCGTTCGGCAGCGTCTTCGGCCCCGAGGCCGTCGACGCCCACGTCCGCGACGTCAACCAGCGCGCCGCTGCGGCCTACATGACGCGCACGGGCAAAGACGGCATCAAGCTCAGCGACCGCGTCTGGAAGACCAACGCCCAGTGGCGCCAGGCGACGCAGGAGGTGGTCCAGAACGCGGTCATCGCCGGGCAGCCGCCCGTGCAGGTGGCGCGCCAGATCGAGCAGTACCTCAAGCCTGGCGTCAACGTGCCGTACAAGGCCGAGACGGCCAAGCGGCTGCACGTGCCTAAAGACACCTCGATGCCTGCCATGCGGGTGGCCCGGACCGAGATGCAAAACAGTTTCCACGAGGGCACCATCTCGAGCCACGGCAGCATGCCGAGCTACCTGGGCATCGAGTGGCACATCGCCACGGGCCTGGGGCATGAGGCCGACATCTGCGACACCTACGCCGCGCAGGGCTTCTTCCCGAAAGGCACCGAGCCCGCCAAGCCGCACCCGCATTGCTTCTGCACCGCGCTGCCCATCCACCGCTCGAGCGACGACGTGCTCAACGATCTTGACGAGTGGCTGGCGCAGCCCGCGAGCCACCCGGAACTCGAGGCCTACTACCAGCAGATCAAGCCGATCCTCGACGTCGAGATCGCGTCGGTGGCGGGCGCCGCAGGCGGGTCGCTGCTGGGCGGGCACGCCAAAGGCGACAAGGTGCTGATCGACGTCAAGGGCACGCAGGTCATCGCCACGGTGGTGGGCGAGCACGTCACCAAGGGCGTCCTGACGCTGCAGGTCGACCCCGGCCAGGGCATGGCCTCGATCAAGGTCTGGCGGGCGCCGAGCAAGGTCGTCGCCTACACCGGGCCGCCGACGCCGCCCGTGCCGCTGGCCGCCGTACCACCCAACCCGCTGGTCTCGCCGTTCGGTGGCCTGGCCGTCGGCCACGTCGTCTACGCCACGGCGGGCCAGCACCTGGGCAAGGTCGGCTGGGTCCAGGGCACCAAGGCCAGCAACGGCACGCTCGACGTGCTGTGGGAGGACGGCTCGAGCAACTGGGTCGTCCACCAGAACCTGCAGATGGCGCCCACGCCAACGGTCACCCCCGCTGTCGGCCTGCAGGTCAAGCTGAACATGCCCGAGCAGGCGCTGCTGCACAACCAGATTGCGACGATCACCAAGGTCGAGTCGGGCGACCTGCTGACACTCAACGTCACCGTCAACAACCAGCCGTTCGAGTTCAACCTCGAGCCGACCAGCCTGTTCAAGCTGGCCGAGGTGCCGCTGCCGCCGCAGATCCCGGGCAGCCCGGCGCCCGTGGTCGCGCCACCGCCCGCGCCACCGATCATCGGCTACGTCGATAGCCCCGGCCACCCGCAGCACGGCGCGCCAGTCACGCAGATTCTGCCCAACGAGACCGTCCAGTTCGCGGACGGCAGTTTCGGCTACGGCCTCGACGCCACCTTCGACATCTCGCCCGGCCCGCCGCCAGGCACGCCGCACGCGCCACCACCACCACCCGCGCCTGCACCTGTGACGCCGCCGCCCGTGCCCGCCGGGTTCCAGATAGGCGATCAGGTTCAGGTCAACGACGCGCTCTCCGAGCACCACGGCAAGACGGGCGTGATCGACAACGAGACGGGCGTGATCCTGTTCGTCAAGCTGGCGGAAGGCACCATCATCGCCATCCCCAAGCTCTACGCGGCGACCAATCTGCTGCCCGCCAGCACCGTGCCGCCGCCGCCTGCTCAGACCGTGCCGCAGGCCGTCAATCAGGTGCCCCAGCTAGGCAACATCAACCACCTCTACACGGGCCACTACGTCACCGTCTACGACCCCGGCGGCCCGCATGACGGCAAGAGCTACCAACTCGTCGAGGACGTCGACCTGATCGGCCCGCAGGGCACGGTCGTCCTGTGGGAGGACGCCGCCCACACCAAGGAGATCTACCTCAACAAGGACAAGCTCTACGACCCGACGCTGCCGCTGGTCGACCTCGTGCCGCTGGCCCGGCCGCTGGCCAAGCTCGAGGATCTGGTGACGGGCGACCAGGCCGTCTACATGCCGACGGGCGACACCGTCTGGCTGGGCGACACGCCGCACACGGCCATCTCGGGCCAGGTCATGGTCTATCCCTCGAAGGCCGCCTATGACGCGGGCACGGGCGGCACGCTGGCCGAGAATACCGACCTCGACCCGGTGCCGGGCACGCTGGTCCATGCCGAGAAGCCGCTGCACCAGCTAGGCGTCGGCGCCAAGGTCGTCGTCAACGACCCCGGCTCGAACTGGCACGGCAAAGAGGTCACGCTCAACTACCCGACGTTCGGCCTGTACGGCGGCAGCACCGTGGCGGTCACCGACGCCAGCGGCGCCATGACCACGCTCAAGCTGAACGAGCTAACGACGGTCTGGCAGATGACGGCGACCAGCGCGCCGGGCCAGATCATGCCTGCGCCCGGCCCCAAGCCGCTCAACGCGCACACGACGGGCGATCTGGTCATGGTCAAGCCGGGCATCGGCATCGACCACGGCGGCCAGGTCGTTGAACTGATCACGCCGCTGGTCGGCGCGCTCGCGCACGAATACATCACGGTCAAGCTGGGCGATGGCTCGTCGGCCGTGGTCAACGCGGACGACCTGGCGGTGGTGCCGCCGCTGCCCACGACGCCCGTGCTGGGGCAAGAGTTCGTCAGCCAGTCGGTCGAGCACCTCAAGGCGGGCGACAAGGTCATCTACAAGACGACGGGCGCGGTCATCACGCTCAGCGCGGACGCCGACCCGAGCAGCGAGTCGCTCTACTTCCTCAACGCGCAGGGCACCCAGGACGTCGTCTACTTCGACGAGGTCAACGTCCACCCCGACTCGTGGTACGGGCTCAAGGTCGCCAAGGCCAAACACAAGCTCGAGGACTTCGAGACGGGCGATCTGGTCTACATCAACTCGCCCGGCGATCCGTACCACGGCCAGGCCCTGCCGCTGCTGCACGACCTGGCGGGCTACCTGCCCGACGACTTCGTCGACCTCGAGCTACCCGGCGGGCAGTCGCTGAGCTACTACCTGAAGAACCTGTCGGCTCGCGTCTCGCCGCCACCTGCGCCGCCCGCCACGGCCGCCGCCCAGGCGCCTGCACCCAAGACGGGCGACACGGTCATCGTCCACCAGCCCAACGGCACGTTTCACGGCCTCGAGGTGGTCCTGCTGCAGGACTTGGCCGGGCTGCCACCGACGCACGACGTGCAGGTCAAGGTGCTGACCACCGACGCCAACCTGGGCGTCCTGGCGGGCGACACGCTCTACTTCGACGCGGGCCAACTGAAGCCCGCACCGCCGACCGCGCCTGGCGTGCCGCAGCCGGTGCCAGCCCCGGCGGGGACCGTGGACGTGACCCAGAAGGGCACCAAGGTCACCACCGAGTACAAGGGCCACCCGGTCACGGGCACCGTCCAGTCCTACAACGCAGGCAAAAAGGTAGTGGTGATCAAACCAGATCAGCCTGTGCCTGGTTTGACGGCCAAGACCTTCACCAAGGCGCCCGCCAAGGTCCAGGCGGTGGTGCCGCTGACGCCCACCGCGCTCCTGCCACCGCCACCGCCACCTGCGCCACCACCACCTGTCCAGACGCAGCCGCTGCCGCCGCCGACGCACACCATCGACCACCTGAGCCCGGGCGACAAGGTCATCATCAACCTGCCTGGCAGCGCCAGCCACGGCCTGGAGGGCACGCTCAAGAGCGGCCAGCAGGGCAGCCAGCATCCGTTCTTCGTCGTCGACGTCAGCGGCGGCGTGGGCGAGAAGATCTTCCTGAAGAGCGAACTGCTGTCGGTTACCCCGCCGCCGCCGCCGTCACCCGCGACGCCGCAGCAGGTCGCGCTCGAGCAGATGGTCCAGGGCCACGTGGTCATCGTGAACGCCCCGGGCGCCAGCAACCACGGCTACGAGGCCAAGCTGCTCGATCCAGTGATGGCCACCGACGACACCACGGGCGTGCTGCTCGAGATGGTGTCCGGGCCTAACGCCGGGCTGACCTACGTCTACTTCAAGACGCAGCTACTCGCGCCCGGCACGCCCATCGCGGCCGTCACGCCGCCACCCGCGCCGCCTGCGCCAGCAGGCCCGGCAATGACCGTCACGACCAAGGGCGCCATCGTCACCACGGATTACCAGGGCATCCCGGTGACGGCCGTCGTGCTCAGCTACAACGCGGGCAAAAAGGTCGTCAACCTCAAGCCTGTCACGCCCGTGCCGGGCGTCAAAAACAAGTTCACCAAGGCGCCGGGCAAGGTCACGCTGGTGCCGCAGCCAGGCGTCACCGCCGCGCCTGCGCCACTGACGCCAACGCCCACGCCGCCTGCGCCAGTGGCCGTCCCAGCGCCGCCTGCGGTGCCCGTGCTGCCACCCGGCCAGGCGGCCACCCAGGGCCAGCCTGCCAAGTCGCCCACGAGCATGCAGGTCACGCACCAGCCCGTCGGCGGCGGTCACCAGAAGACCATCTACAAGGCGCCCGACGGCACGACGTGGATGTTCAAGCCCGACGTCAACGCGGCTCGCGCCGAGCAGGCTGGCTACAACGTCCAGACGCTGCTGGGGCTGCCGACGCCCGAGCTACACGTCATCAGCCACAACGGCCAGGTCGGCTCCTTTCAGCAGTTCCACCAGGGCATCAAGGGTGAGGTGACGCTGTCGGGCATCAAGAACCTGACCACCGCCCAGCGCGCCCAGATCCAGCAGCATCAGGTCGTTGACTGGCTCATCAGCCAGCACGACTCGAACGAGGGCGCCATGCTGATCGGCGCCAACGACGAGATCCTGGCCATCGACAAAGGCCAGGCCTTCAAGTTCCTGCTCACCCCCGGCGAGAAGCTGCACTGGACCTACAAGCCGAACCCCAACCAACTGGTCTATCAGCCGCTCTTCGAGGGCTACATCGGCAACAAGTTCCAACTCGAGCGGAGCGCCATCGAGCCGATCCTGCAGAAGATCGAGGCGCTCAGCGACGACGACTTCAAGGCGGCCATCAAGCCCTACGTCGATCACGCCGTGGCCCAGGGCTTCGCGCCCAACGAGGCCGCGATCTACACCAAGCTGCTGGCCCGCAAGGCCTCGCTCCGGGCCGACTTCGACAAGCTGTACGACCAGGCCGACGCCGCCGCTGGCCGCTCGAGCGGACCCTCGCTGCGCCAGGCGACGACCGCGCCGCCTGCGCCACCCGCGCCCGCGCCACCAGCCGCCACCGCCACCTCGACAGGCGCGTCGGCCAATCAGGTCACGCCGATCACGCCGCAACTGGCGGCCGAGGTCAAGCGCGCTGGCACGCACGGCAAGTCGATCATGGTCGCGGGCAGCGACATCGAGAGCGGCACCGTCCACCTCTACCAGATGCCCGTCACGGGCGATGGCACCAAGCTAGTCATCTCGACCAAGGTCCGTGCCGATGGCGAGACCAAGCTAAAGCAGCACCTCGAGGGCCTGCCCGCCAACGCGGCCACCGGGCCTGGCGCGTCAGCCTCGTCGTCCTCGAGCTACAGCCCGGCGCCCGCCGCCGACCCGCACTGGGTCAAGATCCTCACCGCCCTGAAGCACGTCGGCTCGCATACGTCCGCGACGGGCGATCAGCAGGTGACCAAGGTGGCCGACCTGATCAGCCTGGCCAACGACATCAAGAACAACTCGCTGGGCTGGACCGGGCAGAAGAGCGCCTACTACGCCGACATGCTCCAGAAGATCACGGGGCACAGCGTGGCCGAGGTGGCCGTCATGACGCAGGCCGACCTGGCGGCCAAGATGCTGACGCTGTGGGCGGGCAACGCGGCGATGCACAGCCAGGTGTTCAGCGAGTACACGCCACCGCCACCACCACCACCGACGCCCACGGCAGCGGCCGCGCCCGTCGCGCCACCACCACCGACAGGCAAGTTCCAGGCGCGGCAGGCAGCGCCGAGCCAGCTAGCCCGGCGCCTGGTCGATGGCGAACTGGTGACCGATGGCGTCAGCCGCACGGTCGGCGGCAGCCTGGGCATCGCCGGGCACCACCAGTGGATCGTCGACGACCTGGGCGGCGGCATGAAGCTCGAGTACATGCCGCACTACGGCCCCGCGTTCTCGCCAGCGCAAGGCAGCGGCCCGTCGCAACCGCACACGTCGGTCAACCCCTACGCTCGCCAGGGCAAGCTCGAGATCACGCTCGACAACTGGCAGGGCACGCACACCGAGATCGAGGCCGCGCTGCACAAGCTGGGCGAACTGGGCCTCGAGGCGGCGCCCGCGACGCCCGAGGATGTCGAACTGCTGTACCTCGTCCATCAGGTTCACGCCATGAAGCTCGAGGCCACGGCCAAGTACACCACGCTGCGGGCGGGCATCAACGACTCGACACCGCTCAGCGAGCAGATCGCCAAGCACCAGAAGTACCTCAGTCAGGAGCTTGGCCAGGACGTTACCAAGATGCCGTCGTACAACCCCGTGCCGCAGTTCGGCACGGGCTACCGCACGGTCGGCGCCAACGGTCACGAGGTCATCCCCGAGGTCGGCAAGCCGTTCTTCGAGCGCTTCGACATCACTCGCCAGGATCTCGAGACCAATCTTCCGCAGCGCGTCCTGACACACGACTCGCAGATGGGCACAGCGCGCTTCCTCGAGACGCTGCTCGCGGGCAACGGCACGATGACCAACACCGAGGAGCGCGTCCGCCAGGCGCTGTACGATCCGAGCGCGGCGATGTCGAGCAGCACCGACATGTTCAGCGGCGGCGCCAGCTACTTCTTCACCCGCCTGGCGCGGGTCAACCACGGCGAAGGCAGTCGAGGCGCGTTCTGGTTCAATACGGAACTGCTGCTGCGGACCGACGCGATTGCCTACAACACCGACCTGTACGGCCAGTCTGACCCGGCGATGAAGAAGAAGCGCCACGCCACGCTGGACGACTGGGCCACCAAGCAGCACGTGCGCAGCAACAACGAGGTCATCATCAAGAACGGCTTCGGGATGCTCGACTATCTCGAGCGCATCAGCGCCTCGTCGGCCACCGAGCGCAACAAGTTCATCAAGATGTTCAAGGATCGCGGCATCACCCACATTCGCGGCAAGCCCGTCGAGGACATCGTCAAGCTGGGCTACAACCCGTGAGCGGCGTACCCAGCCCCGCGCAACTGATCGCGCAGGCCAAGCGCCTCATCCGCACGGGCGCCATCGGCACGGTCACGCTGACCAACGGCCTCGCGCTGCCGCCGACGCCGCTGGCGATCATGTCGCTGGTGCCCCGAATGTGCTGGTTCACCTTCATCTTCGACGACCATGCGCACGGCATCTACGTCACCCGGATCTATGCGGGCGACGACGCCGAGGTGTTCGTCGCGGGCGATCAGGACGAGACGCTCGAGATCCACCCGGTCTGGAACGCCCAGCAGACCAACGACCTCGAGTACTGGCTGGCCAGCACCAAGGTGCATCAGGTCTACCTGGCCGCTGGGAACCCGCCGCCACCCGACATCGTGCGCTACGAGGGCTCCACAGCACGCTAAGCTGAGCCCTGGTGCCAATCTTCCAGGCGATGATCGAGAGCTTCGTCAACGAGCAGGGCGAGTACTCGCCCGGCGTGTCCTGGCTGTACGACCCGCGCTCGAGCGACATCCGCATCGACTGGCTGCCCGGCTTCGACGCTCGCGGCTACGCCGACGTCGACCGCCTGGCGGGTGCCCGCGCCGATGGCTGGCACGACGCGGACATCTGGGCCTACTACGCCACGCCGCAGAGCTACAACGGCGTCATCACCATGCGCAGCCTGCCCGAGCCGCTCATCGCGCCAGACATGCAGACCGCCGCGATGGCCGTCTTGCGGCGCATGGCAGGCCAGGCCTAGACTCGAGCCGCCATCATTCGAGCGGGCTGGCTGGCGCTAGAGACCCGTCGCGCAACTGGGCGGATTCCCGGGGCCGCCCGGCCAGTCGCACCAGGGCCAGAGGCGCCTACCCGGCCGACAGTTTTGTGATGGCATTGCGACGCCCGGCTGGCCTTAACCACCACGCCGGGCGTTTGCTTGTCACCGAGTCGGGTGCTTTACGGTGGTCCGATGCTCAAACGAGTCGCGGCCGTTCTTCTGCTGACGGCCACATTCGCCACAGCAGCGCAGGCCGAGGAGTTGACCCAGGGTGAAGCCTGGGAACTCGACCTGCCAGGCATCGAGATCGCAGCAGACGTCGAGGAACTGGCCAACGAGGTTGGGCTCGAGCCGATCCTCCTGCAAGGCGCGGTGAACAGCGTGAAGACGCCACCACGCACCTACCTCCAGCACGAGGGCCTGCTCGAGCCGCCTGCTCCAACCCCGGCGAGATCACCTGCAGGCGCCGTGCCAGTCGCGCCCGCGAGCGTCATGAACCGCGTCGCCTGCATCGAGGCCAAGGAGTCGGGCGGCGCCAACGTCGCCAACGCTCGCGGCTCAGGGGCAGGCGGGGTGATGCAGTACATGGATTCGACCTTTGCCGCGCATGCTCGCGAGATGGGCCATCCCGAGTGGTCGAAGTGGAACCCAGTGCAGGCCAGGGCAGTCGCGGCGCACGACCTGCAGATGGGCCGCCGAGCGCAATGGGACGTCGGCGGATGCTGACACTCAGTTGGCTGGCGTGCCGCCCTGAGACTTGACGTTGTTCCGCGCCGCCGCCTCGTCATTAGCCACCACGGTCATGTCGCCACCGCCCTCGAGGCGGATGACGAAGGTGCGCACCGCTGGCGTCGGCTCGGGCGTCGGCGGTGGCGCGGCGACCGTCGGCGTGGGCGGCGTGACCGTCGGCGGCACGGCGGTCTGGGCTGCCACGGCGCGCTGCGAGACCAGCACCGGGACGGGCGGATTGGTCGGTCGCGGTGGCGGATTCAGCCAGGCCTGTTCGGCTGGCGCGATGTGCTCTGCGCCCGGGATCACGCCGGGCGCCAGGAGGCCGATGAGGAACCCCAGCAGGCCAGCCAGCAGCGCGATGACGAGCCGTTCCATTGTGGACGCGGGAGTCTAAATGCGCCGCCGCCTTGACTTCGGTTACGGTGACAGATATGCCGAGAATCCTGAAGTGCAAGCGGTGCGGTGAGCAGTACGTCGAGGGTCACCATGTATGTGACCCTGGCTAGGCTCGCCAGGATCGGCTACGTCGCGCTGGTGCTGCTGGGCTTCGTCCTCCTGGCGCTGCTGCTGGTCAGCATGGTCAGCGGCGACCTGGCCCGGCCGCCCGCCAACTACGCCGCCACGCCGATCTCGCGGCCCGCCAGACCGTAGTGCGGCTGAAGATCACCAGCGACGGCACCTCGAGCGGCACGCGCATTGAAAACGAGCAGGGCGAGGATCTGACGCCGCACGTCCGCTCGCTGCGCTGGACGCTCGAGGCAGGCCGCAACCCGCTCGTCGAGATCACCCTGGTCCGCCTCGAGGCGGACGTCGATATCGATCTAGCCGTCTGAGATCCGCGCCTGGCCCTCGCGGGTGAGCGCCAGGTTGCGGAACAGGTCGCGCTCCGCGATCAGGTCGCGGCGCTCCGTCTCGAGCGCCTCGATGTGCTTGCTCTTGGCGCCGACGAGCGATTTGAGCAGGAACGTGATGGTGCCGATCAGCGCGCCGATGATGGTGCCGATGGTGACGACGTCCGCGCCGACCTCCATCAGGGCAACCCCACGCCTGGCGTCGGCAGTGGCCTGAGCGTCGGCAGTGGCCTGAGCGTCGGGCGCGGCGGCCGCGTCGGCTGCCCGATTGGTGTCGGCGTGACCGTCGGCGTCCGACACTCCGGGCGGTTATTGCCGTTGGCGCAGGGATCGGTCGTCGGTGTCGCCTGTGGCGCGGTCGGCGCGGTCGGCCTGGGCGTGCTCGACGGCGCCTGTGTTGGCGTGGGCGTCGCTGGGACGCGGCTGGGCGTACCTGTGGCGCTGGCCGACGCAGTGGCCGTGCTGGGCGGCGCCGTTGGCGCAGGCGTGGCTGGCGGCAGCGTGGGGGTGCCCGGAGCGGTTACGCTCGCAGGCGTGGTTGGTGTTGGCGATTGCGCACCGTCGTCGCCGCCACCGCCACCGCTGGCCGGGTGCCTGGGCGCAGCTACGCTGGGTGTCCCGGTCGGTGTTGGCGTGACCGTTGGCTCTGGCGAGCGGCGCACTGGTGAAGTGGGACTCACCGTCGCGCTGGGCGACAGGCCAGCGGGCGCGGTCGGCAAGGCGGTCATCGTCGGCCCCGAGGTGGCCGTTGGCGCAGGACTGGGCGCATCGAGGACTTCCTCCTCCGGGACGTCTTCGGACTCAGGCTCGAGGTCAGGCGCGGCCACGGCGGGCGGCGGCGCAGGCCGCGCCTGGATCGGCGCGGGCCGGGGCTTCACGGCGGGCGGCGGCAGGCCCGGGCGAGCCTGAGACGCCTGGCTGGCGGCGACCGCGAGGCCCGGGTCGGCGGCGGACTCGAGGGTCGGCGCGGGCGCTGGTGGCGGCTCGAGCGTCGCGGTCGCCGCCAGCGGGCTGGCCGTCGCTGGCGCACTGGTGGTGGGTGGTGGTGCCGTACTAGTCGGCAGGGCGACGGCGGTGGGCGCATTGGCCGTCGCCGCCAGGTCGGCCAGGCTGGTGTTCAGCAGTTCGGTCGATGGGTGGATCGGCGCAACGGTCACCTCGAGGCCTGGCGTCGCCAGCGCGCCCGGCGAGCGCGCCTGCATGATGTCAGGCCCGAGCGACGTGGCGACAAGTGCCCCGGACAGTCCGCCAGCCAGGATGTAGACGGCGCACTGCGCATAGAAGTTCATTTGCCCCGCACCGCATCATCGCATGGCCTGCTACGCTAGCGGCGGTCCTGGCGTCCAACCCCGGGTTGTCGTTCTGGCGAGCAAACCGGGCGACCGCGTCGCGTCCATGCAAGGCCCTGGCGCGAGGCTCGCTCGAGGGCAGGCTGACGGCGCTGGCGCGGCGCCAGGATCGGCTTCCCCGGGGTCTTGTCAACCGTGCTACGCTAACGGCCCCGTGACAGGAGGTCCGTATGGCTCGTGATCAGCGAGGCCGATTCGCTCGCGGCAAAGGCGGCGGTGGCAAGGCGGCCAAGACCGGCTCGAGCGGCGCCACGCTGAGCCAGGTCAAAGCCATCTACGGCAACGCGAAGCAGTCTGGCGCGACGTCCAAGGATGCGTTTACGCACCTGACCTCCATGGGTAAGCAGCCGATGGGCGGGCTGGCCGGGGTCATGGCCCGAGGCTACGCCAAGGGCGCGACCAAGCAGGGCATCGCCGCCGTGAAGCACATCCGCGCCACGCAGCGCGGCAGTGGCGTGGTCAAGCCGCTCAAGACGGGCTGATGACCAACACTGTCATCGTGAACAGGCGGGGCATCCAGATGCGTCAGTCGAACGGTCGCTACGCACCCAAGATCGTGCCGCCCGCCGTCGCCGCGTCGGTCGGCCCCGCGACGCCGCGCAAGACGCCGGGGACCAGCGGCGTCGTGCCTGTCGAGAAGCTCGAGCCGCGCCGCAACGGGCCGGGTGTGTTCCAGGCGCCGCAGGCGGGTCCGACAGGCCCCGGCTACCGCGTCTTCAAGTAGGGAGGACCGCATGGCAACAGGACGCACCAATAGCAGTGGCTTCGTCGTCAAGACCGGGTCGGCCAAGAACCCGTATCTGCGCCCGACGAGCGGCTACATCGCCCTCAACCCGGGCGGCGGCAACCTGAGCACGCAGGTGCCTGTCTACACCGCGCCGAGCATCAACTACAACGAGCCCATCCGCGCCACAACGAGCGGCACCATCGTCCCGGTCCGCTGAACGCGGTGGCCTTCAGGATCAATCGCACGCGGGTCTCGACCCGGCCCTGGAGCGAGGCCGAGGAACTCGCCATCCGCGAGCGCCTGGCCAACGCGCCTGACGAGGCCGCGAGTCACGAGGTGTACGCCACGCGGCTCGCGTCCGGGTCGCACTGGGGCGCGCACCACGAGGTCTCGAGCGACGGCGAGATCATCCTCAACCGCCAGGCGCTGCAGGACACGGTCGCCACGCTGGGCGACCTGGGCGAGGCTGAGCGGACGGTCGCCATCCGCCACCTGAGCCAGCACTTCGTCGAGCACGACCTGCCGCTGCCCGAGGGCTTCGTCGCTCGAGCGGGCGAGATGCACGTCCTGGCAGGCATCGTGGGCGAGATGGCGCCGCGAGACATCCCGCTGTCGACCGCCTTCACCGAGGCCGAACGGCAGCACCTGCTCAAGGGCGACGACGACCCGATGGAGGTGGTCATCGAGATTGCCCCGGGCAAGTCGTCACGCGGCTGGAACTACACGCCGCAGGCGCTCCAGAAGATGGTCACCCATGTCCAGGCGCACACGCTGGCAGGCATCAAGGGCCACCAGCGCGACGAGGACGTCGCCAGTCAGTTTGTGGACCCGGCCACGCACTGGATCGGCGCCGTCTGGCAGAACGACAAGGCCTACTTCCGGGGCGTCATCGACAAGACCGCGCCCGATCTGAAGCGATGGATCCGGGCCAAGCGCATCACGCAGCCCAGCATCTTCACGCGACCCGTGATCACTCGGGTTGGCGGCGAGACGCAAGTGGTCGACCTCGAGCCGCTGGGCATCGACTGGGCGCCGCTCGACCGAGCCGGGATGAACACCGCTCGCGTCGTCGCCTGGGGCGAAATGGATGCCATCGGCGGCGAGCCGTTCGAGAGCCGGGCGCCGATGGACGGCGACCACATCCCAACTCAAGTGAGGAGTCCGGGTCATATGACAACCGTGCGAGAAGCGCTCGACGCGCTGCGTGAAAATGGCGCGACCGCCAGTCAGGTCATGCAGGCGATGAACTGGCGCGCCGTTGACGTGCTGCCGGGATTGCTGGCCAGCGACCGCCGAGGCGTGGCCGAGGGCCTCGACCAGGCGACGTTGGCGCACGTCGCGGCGGGTGAGATGGCCCGAGCGCATCGGCCGCAGGAACTGCTGCAGGGCCTGGGGCTCGACCTGGCGGCCGTGGCGCCGCTGGTCGACGAGGCGCAGTGGAAGCGGCTGCAGGCCAGCGACCTGGCCGTGGGCGAGATGCGCGGCGCGCTGGGCTTGCCCGAGACCGCCGACGCCGCCGCCGTCCGCACCCGCGTCAGCGACCTGCTGACAGCGGTCCAGACGACCTCGCAGCAGGCGCTGCGAACCAGCGTCGAGAGTATCGTCGCTCGCGGCGAGATGGCCGTGCCCACGGCGGTGCGCCCGCTGGTCACCTCGACCGCGCTGCTCGAGCTACAGCCCGGCGCGGACGAGGCGGCGATCAAGGTCGCCATCGGCAAGGCCAAGACGGCCCCGGAGATCAAGCCGATCCTCGAGGCCGGGCTGCTCAGCGCGCCCATTCGGCCGACCTCGAGCGGCGTCGCAGGTGAGATGCATAGCGGCGGCCAAGAGGCTGTCGGACTGCCGCTGCGGCGGCGGTCGATCTGAGCTAGCCAGGAGAGGAGGACCAGCTACCAATGGCAAATTCCAATGGCCACAAGATGGCCGATGGCCTGAGCGTTGACGTCACCGTACCCAACGGCACGGTCGTGGCGCAGGGCGAGTTCGTGTATCTCGACGGCTTCTTCGGCCTGGCTGAGTTCGATGACAAGCCCACGTCGGCAGGCGCGGCGATCATCTCGATCAACATCGAGCAGGCCAACTACGACACCGATCAGATCACGACCGCCGAGGCCTATGCGGTGGGCGACGTCGTCAACTTCAACACGGCGACCAAGCTGTTCACCAAGGCGGCGGTCTCGGGCTCCATCCTGCCTGTCGGCCGGGTGACCATCGCCAAGAATGCCGACAACGTGATCGGCTTCCTGCTGCTCCCCCAGCGGCTGGCCTGAAGGAGGACTGAGGGATGCCGATCACCATCGTCGACGCGCCCACGCTGCGCGCTGCGCGCCGTCAGGGCAACCACAGCTACACCGCCCAGGCGACGATCTGGGACCGCCCGCTCGAGGTGCCGATCAACATCGCCAGCGGCGAGATGGACACCTACGACCTCAACCGCCCGGTGCGCGAGTACCTGGCGACGCTCAGCGCCCGCCCCACGGCAGGCGAGATCATCGCCACGCCACCCAACCTGGCGCAGTTCGTCACCAAGACCGTCGTCGACCTGAACCTGGGTCGCGAGCAGGTGCCGCTGCTGTACCCGGCGGTGTACACGCGGACCATCACCGACGCCAACCTGACCGAGAACGTCGATGTCGGCGCGATCATGGCGCGGGCGTCGGTCGTCTTCCTCCAGCACATGGAGGGCGGCGAGGTCCGCTTCGGCACCCGCACGCTCACGCCCCGGCAGACCGTGCCGCTGGTTACCTACGCGGCGGGCTTCGAGTACACCGAGGATCTGGTCGAGTACGACAAGACCTGGGAGATCAGCCAACTCAACGAGGCACTGGGCCGGGCCTACAACGCGCTGCTCAACCACATCCACCTGTACCCGATCATCAGCTACACCTACGCCGCCAAGAACCAGACCCCGGCGGACGCCACGGGCAGCACCTTCCGCGAGAAGATGCGCGCCACGCTCAAGGCGGGCCTGATCCACTCGGGCAGCGACGTGGCGACCGACACGGGCCTGGGCCGCTCGCCCAACGTGCTCCTGGCGCACTCGAGCCGCAGGTGGGACATCGAAGAGGCGCTCCAGCGGTTCGTCGTCTCGGGCACCGAGTACCCGGCGCTGGCAGGCATCGATACGCTCGTCTTCTACGACGGCTACTCGATCACCGTGGGCTCGCGGAAGTACGTCTACCCCGGCGTGCCGACCAACAAGGCCTACCTCGTCGACACCAGCACCTACCTGATCGAACTCGTCAAGCACGACCTGCGGACCGACGCGGGCGTGGGCGACCTGAGCCGCCTGATCCAGCAGCAGATCGTTTCTCGCGCACGTCGGGGCGTCTTTGTGTCGCCACCCAACTGCGTCGAGGAAGTGACGCTGCCGTAAGCCCAGCGCAAAGGAGGCATCGATGACCAATCCCACCGAGCCAGGCCCGGCGCCGTCCGCGACGCCCGCCCCGGCGACCACGGCAGCGGCCGCGCCGCGCCGCACGAGGCCCACCGTGACTGCCCAGACCGACGACAACCAATCGCTCGAGGAGTCGCCTGTCGAGACGCCCGTCGAGATCGCGCACACGCCGACGCTGCCCGTTGGCCAGGTCAGCAACTACGCCGAGGGCGTGACCAACATCCCGCCGGGCACGCCGATCACCGTGGCGGCCGACCCGACCAAGCCGCTCGAGGCGACGCTCCAAGATGCCCAGGCGACGGCCACGGGCGTCACCGTCAGCCAGGCGCCCGGGACCATCGAGGTCGCGGCGCCCGCGCCGCTGCCACGGCCCGGCGACGAGCAACTCACACGCGGCACGGCGGCCCACGCCGAGCTTCAGGAGGAACTCACGGGCCAGGCGCCCGAGATGCCTGACGACTCGACCTCCGAGGCGGCCGCGCAGGCTCAGCGCGAGGCCGAGACGCTGCGGCTCGAGCAGCAGCGCGACGCGGCCGAGGCGGCCCAGCGCAACCAGCAGAAGCTGTACGAGGCCAACGCTCGCCAGCAGGAGGCCGTCCGCCAGCAGCAGGAGCCAGCCCGCTGACGTGACGCCGACTGACGACCTGCGGTTGACTCTGCGGATGAATCTGGACGAGGTGATCGGCGCGGGTGAGACCGCCGCCGACACCATGTTCAGCGACGCCGAGATCGACAACCTGCTGCTGCAGAGCCAGACCATCGAGGAGGCCTCGTGGCGCGGCTGGGTCGTCAAGTGCATGCGGCTGAGCCTCGAGGCGCTGAACGGCGGCGGTGGTGGCGCGCTGGTCAGCGCCCAGATGGGCAGCGAGCAGTTCAAGTGGTCCGAGGACGCGGCCAGCAGCCCGACCGAGATCTGCGGCACGCTGGTCGAGTACTGGTGGAACCAGATCCCGGCAGGCATGGCGCCGAGCGGCGGCGCGGGCGCGGGCGGGGCGCGCATCCTGAGCATCCGCGCCGTGCCGATGCCGGGCATAAACACGGCCTACACCACGGCCAGCGACCCGAACAGCTACGGTGACCCGTGGCTGGGCTCGAGCAGCCAGCCCTGGTGGCCGGGTGACCCCAGCCGCCTGCTCTACTACCTCAAGTCGGGCTGGCGCTGGCCGAGCGCCGAGAGCTACGTTCAGACGGTGCCCGAGCCGTGACCATTGCGCAACAGGTGCGCACCGCTCGCGAGCAGACCATCGACCAGTACGGCACCGAGGTGGTCGTCGAGGCCGCCACGCGCCAGGTCCGCCAGCCCGGCGAGGGCTACCTGCGCAAGGTCCGCTCGAGCTTCGGCCCGTATCAGGTCTACGTCTACTGGGCGGGCGGCGCCAACGCCGACCGAGGCAACCAGGGCGGCGAGCTAGTGCGCCAGGATCGCGACACCACCTGGGGCGCCAGCCTGAAGCTCGATGACGGCGCCGAGCTATGGCCCGCCGGGCTGGCGGACGCCCAGTCCGAGTACGAGATGATTCACCCCGTCTATGGCCGCTTGCGGATTGATCGGGTGCAGCAGATGTCGGTCCAGGGCACCAACATCGGCTGGCAGTGCGGGCTGCAGCGAGTCAGCTAATGCCCTACGTCAATCACCAGAACGTCGGCGGCTCGATCTACAACAAGGTCCGCCGCCACATCGCCGCGACGGTCATGGCCATCCAGCCGCTGGCGGGCGAGGCCGAGAGCCACATGAAGACGCACGCGCCGTGGCAGAACGTGACGCGCAACGCCCGCAACAGCCTGACGGGCACCGTCGCGGTGGCCAACTCGCCGCAGCGGACCCGCATCTCGCTGACCCTCAGCCACGGCATGGACTACGGCATCTGGCTCGAGTTGAAGAATGCGGGCAAGTACGCCATCGTCCGCCCGACCGCCATCACCTACCGCCAGAAGGTGCGCCGCGCCTACCAGCGCGTCTGGAAGAACTGGTGACGCTGCGCGAACAGGTGCGCCTCAAGCTGATCGGCCAGGGGACCGATCCGTGGCGGGACGACGTCATCGAGCTTGAAGGCGCCCGGACCTCGAGCGACCTGGCCAGCCCCATCGCCACTGGCCAGGCCGCGAGCCTGCCGTTCGTCATCGTCCGCCTGGGGCCGCAGACGCCCGGCGCTACCTGGGGCAACCTGGGCGACTCCATCGACGTCTGGCCGTACGCCGACGACGAGACCTGGCAGACGCTCGACCAGCTATGCGGCCTGGTCCTGCTGCGGCTCGACAACCAGATCCTGCGCGACGATGACGGCACGGCCTACCAACTCGGCTACGCGGGCGTCAGCACCCAGGACACGCCCGTGGCCGAGTGGGACGCCTACACGCGGCCGCTCCGCTTCGACAGCGTCAAGATCTCGTGGCTGGCGCCGACCCACCCGCTGGCCGACGCGCTGCAGGCCTGGACCGCCGCCCACTTCCCGAGCGCGCAGACCGACCCGGACACCTGGCTGCCGACCGACACCCAGCCCGGCATCTACTGGCGGGTGACCGACGTCCCTCGCGTGCAGAGCAACGACGACCACCTCAACATCTGGCTCGACCTGATGCGCTCGACGGTCGTCGGCCACATCATCACCCCGGACCAGCGCACGCTGGTGCAGTACCTCGACCGCCTGGCGGCCATCCTGCCTCGCGCCAGCATCCATTACGCCGACACGTACCTGTCGCGGATCTCTGTGAGCCGCGCCGACCCGGAGGCCGATCCGCACAGCGAGGGCCAGATCAGCCTGGACGTCGCCTACGGCGCGGTCAACGGCAACTACTGGGCGAGCGTACCTGGCGACCCGAACCACCCCTGGGTGCCTATCGATCCCGAGCACCCGTGGATCGAGCATCCCGTGCCACCTGACCCCGCCATCTCGATTCCGCTCGAGCACGTCGAGGTCCGAGACGGCACGCTGGTTGGCGAATCGCCTGAACCAACACCCTGACGGGAGGAATGCATGACCCAGAACCAGCCAGGCTCGCCCGAACAGCAAGCCACACCCGAGGAGACGATGATGCCCACCGAGCCGCTCTACGGCCCGGAGGATGTGGCTCGAGCGCTCCAGTCGTCAGGCGAGCGCGCCCTGGCCAATGCCTACTTCATCACCGAGGGCAAGACGGGTGTGACCAAGGCTGAGGCCGACCAGATCATCGCCCAGATCCAGAGTGGCCAGAGCGTCCAGCCCGGCCAACTCATGGTCGACCCGCTCCAGCAGTCGACCGAGGAGCCGCAGCCAGCCCAGGATGCTGAGGGAGGCACCGCCTGATGCCGGGCCAGATCGTCCGACCCAACGAGGTCATGATCCGCGCAGGCGTCGGCCTGCGGATTACGACCAGCACGCCGCTGCCGAGCTTCATTCGCGGCCGCTTCGGCTACGTCGGCAAGGCCAACTGGGGCCCAGTCAACACGCCCGTCGAGATGCTGTCGCGCAGCCAGATCGAGGACACCTACGGCCCGTCAGGCGAGGCGGGCAACACGATGGACGGCGCCGAGGAGATCTTCAACGGCGGCGCGGTGACGGGCGTCATCGTCCGCATGGGCACTGGCGGCACGCAGGGCACCGATTCGCTGACCGACGCGACCAGCGCACCCGTCGGCAACGTCAAGGTGCTCTATCCGGGCACTCGCGCCTTCGACTACAGCATCCGCACCAGCCTGAGTGACGCGAACGTGCGCGAACTGGTCGTCTACGAGGGCAGCGTGCAGCGCGAGGTGTGGCAGTTCCCGAAAAAGGCAGGCACGGCGACCGAGATCGACGGCGCCGTCGCGGCGGTCAACGGCCACAGCCAGTTCGTCACGGTCACCAAGACGGCGACGGGCGACGGCACGATCAAGGATGTCGCCCAGAAGGCCATCCCGCCGGGCACGGCGCCGACGCTCGACACGGCCGCCTACAGTTCGGCGCTGACCGAACTGGGCAAGGAGAACTTCTTCGTCACCTGCGTCGACGCCGAGGACGACCCGACCCATATCGTCGTTCGCGCCTGGATCGACGACCAGAACATGCACGGCCGTCGCCGCGTCGCGGTGCTGGGCATCCCGGTCGACCAGGCGTGGGCCTCGCGCAAGGCGCGGGCGACCGCCGCCAACAACCCGGCCGTGGTCATCGTCGGCAATGGCTTCGAGCGCCACGGGCCTGACGGGCTCGAGACGATCATCTGCGACGGCTACCTGGCCGCTGCCCGCCTGGCGGGCGCCTACACGGCCTGCAAGCCCAACCAGCAACTCACCCACCGCGTCATCCCGGACGCCACGGGCCTGGTCGGCGCGCTGACCGACGACCAGCTAACCGAGGCCAAGCTGTCGGGCCTGAGCACCTTCAGCATGAGCTTCCGAGGCCGCGTCTGGGTCTCTGAGGGCGTCAACACGCTGACCAACCCGGCCACGCCGCCGATCTGGGCCGAGGGCATGTCGAGCGCCTGGCAGAAGATGCGCCGGGTGATGACCCGCTTCTACCTCGTCGACGACATCACCGCCCAGTGGGACGACATGATCGGCCAGGTCAACAACACCGAGACTGGTCGGGGCGTGCTGAAGACGGCGGCGCAGGCCATCGTCAACGGCTACATCGCCAGCGGCGCGCTGATCAGCGGCACCGTCGCCGTCGACGTCACCCGCCAGCCCAACGCCGAGGCTGACGAGGCCTTCTTCGTCTTCAACAACCTCGTCGACGCGGACGGCGCCGAGCGCCTGATCCTGAACGCGATGTTCCCATGAGCCAGGAGGCCTGAGCAGCAGCCGTGACTATGAACACCAGGCCCGTCGATCCGACGCTTCTGATCGCGGGCTTCCGAGGCGCCTTCTACTGGGACGGCCAGCCGTTCGGCGCCTGCTCCACGTGGGAGATTCAGGAGAACTACAGCAACAGCGACACGCAGCCAGTCGGGGTGATCGCGCCCATCCCGGTCCTGCAGAGCGTGACGTTCACCCTGACCTTCACCGAGATCACCATCGACGATGCCCTGCCGATGGAGCGGCTGCGGATGCTCAAGAGCGTCGCGCAGCCGAACTTCCGTTTTGTGGGCGAGGTCTTCCGTCCTGACGGGTCCGTCGGTCGCTACATCTGCGACAAGTGTGTCCCGGACGGCGGCTTCCGCCTGGCCAACGCGACGCCGGGCGACACCATGACCCGGGACCACAGCTATCGCGTGCTCGAGATCCCGGACATCGACTCGGCGCTGGGCAGCTAAGCCCAGATAGGCTCCCTCCATGTCACAGCAGCAGCCCTTCGTTCACATCCCCGAATCCGACCTGCCGATCAATGGCGTCACCCACCTCGCGGACGAGGAGATCGAGGTCAGGCCTGCCGTCCTGCACCAGGCCGAGGACGGCAGCGCGCCGCCACGCACCGAGGAGCAGGAACGGGCCTACTACCAGGCCGCCGAGGCGGACATCCTGGCAGGCCTGTTCGGCGCCATCGAGGAGGCGCAGATCGCGGTCGCCGTGGCGACCTTCCCGCGCTTCCAGTTCCCGCTCAGCCGCCCGGACGGCAGCTATGTCACCGACGCGCAGGGCCAGCCCGTCACCGAGCCGATGCGGGTGCGCTTCCGCAAGCAGAGCGACGCCGACATCGAGGCCGCCACGCGGCGCGCAACGGCCTGGGTGGCCAACCCGGATGTGCCGGGCGGGCCTCGCGTCGAGCGCGTCAACCAGGCCCGGATGCGCGCCTGGGTGATCTACAACGCGACGGTGGCCGAGGATCGCGCCAAGTACTGGGACCGCAAAGAGGTCATCCAGAAGCTGCGCGCAGGCAACGGCGTCGACGTCGTCGAGGCACTCCTCGACGCGGGCGAGAAGCTGCAGGCGGTCAACGTCATCTACGGCCACTCGGGCCTGATGAACCGCGCCGAGTCCGAGTTCGAGCAGGTCGCAAAACCATAAGGTTCGGCGGGCGCCGCCTGACGCTCTACCACCGCCTCTGGCAGAAGCACCACCTGACGCCATGCCAGTTCGAGGGCCGAGCCTCAGCCGCCGAGCCGATCTGCCGGGGGTGCCGCGTGTTTATCGCCGCGTCTGAGACCGAGTTGAGCCGCCAGGAGAACGAGCACCTCGAGGGCCTGCGCAAGCAGGGGAACCAGCCCAGCCCACCCAGCCGCTCGAGGCGCCACTAGGTGGCCGCGCTACAGATGCGTCCAGGCCAGCCGATGGTCGATCCTGAAGATCGCCTGGTTCGTTACCCCGTCTGATGGCCTCACAAATTTATCACGAGGTGATTCAGGTCGAGGTCCGCGACCAGTCGCAGGCCGCGCTCAACAACGTCCAAAAGAACGTCGAGAAGACCGAGAAGGATCTGAATCGGATCTCGAAGAGCCCCTACAGCATCGTCGTCAAGATGACCGACATGCTGACGCGGCCGTTCGGGCAGGTGCTGAATGCGGCGCGAGCGCTGGCCGGGCGGGCGCTGGCGGTGCCCGTGACGATGGTCAACCGCATCACGGCGCCGTTCCGCAACCTGATGAGCGGCCTGCGCGAGCAGGGCAACCAGATGGTCCTGGGCATCGGCCAGGGTCTCGGCCAGGCGCTGCTCAACGTCGCCGGGCAGGGCATCGCCACGGTCAAGGGCTCGATCATCGGCATGAACGCGACGCTCGAGACGAGCACGCTGCAGTTCGAGACGCTGATGGGCGACGCCGACGCGGCGCGCAAGCACGTCCAAGACTTGTTTCAGTTCGCCAAGGAGACGCCTTTCGAGACGCAGCCGATCATCAACGCCAGCCGCATGATGCGGACCTTCGGCGGCGGCGCGCTCGACACGATGGCCAACATGACCCTCTTCGGTGACGCGGCCGCCGCCACGGGCTCGAACATCGAGGAGGTCGGCTTCTGGATGGGCCGCGCCTATGCCGCGATCCAGGCGGGCCAGCCGTTCGGTGAAGCACGAATGCGGCTGCAGGAACTGGCCATCATCTCGCCGCAGGCGGCCCAGAAGATCGAGGCCCTCGAGAAGGCTGGCGCCAAGGGCGACGTCGTCTGGCAGGCCTTCAGCGGCGACCTGGCCCGGTTCACGGGCGCCATGGCCAAGCAGGCCAAGACGTGGACGGGCCTGACCAGTTCGCTGAGCGATGCCATCGCGATCACCAGCGCCAAGATGTTCGAGCCGCTCTTCGAGGTCGCCAAGACGGTCGCGGGCGACCTGCTCGACACGCTCTCGAGCGCTGACTTCGAGGCCTGGGCCGATGACGCGGGCAAAGGCATCGCCAAGTTCGTCGAGAACGCGGGCAAAGGCTTCGGCCAAATGGTCCACGGCATCCGCGCCATTCAGACCGCCTTCAGCGGCCAGCCCGGGGCCATCGGTGTCGTCTACGACCTGATCCGCGAGACGTTTGGCGACTCGGTGGGCGACATCGTCCAGCCCTTCCTGCAGAAGCTGATGGACTTCATTCCGACGCTCAACCACGTCGGCACGCTGATCGGCCAGGCCTTCGGCTCGCTGGCCAAGGGCGACGTGCGCGGCATGCTGATGGACCTCACCCTGGCCTTCACCACGCTGACCGGGATCAGCCTGGCGGGCCTGGTGACGTGGGTGACGAAATTCGGTGACGCCATCGGCGCCTGGCTGCCGACGGTCACCGCTACATTGCCCCGGCTGCAGACGCTGGCGGGCGACGTGCTGGTCAACCTGGGGCGGGCCTTCCAGAACATCGTCGGGATCATCACTGACGTCGCCGGGATGACGAGCGGCGGCGGCGTCGGCGGCGGCGTGATCGACTGGTTCGGCCTGCTGAGCACCATCATCCTGAGCGCCACAAAGGCCTTCGCGGACCTGACGGGCTGGATCCGCGAGAACAAGACGGTCGTCGTGGCGCTGGTCGGCGCGGGCGTCACGCTGGTCGCCATCCTGAAGGCCATCCAGGGCGCCATCGGCGTGATCAGCTTCTTCAAGCAGGCCTACGATGCGCTGCAGATTCTGCGCACGGGCATCCTGGCGGTGCGCGGCGCGATGCTGCTGATGAACGCGGCCCTGCTGGCCAACCCGTTCGCGCTGATCGTCGTCGCCATCGCCGCCTTCATCGCCATCCTCGTCTACGCCTACAACACCAACGAGGACTTCCGAAACTTCGTCAACGCGGCGTGGGAGGCGATCAAGAACGCCATCTCGGGCGCCTGGGACGCCATCCAGCCGATCCTCGAGAACTTCGGCCAGGCGGTCATGGCGCTGTGGACCGACACCATCAAGCCCGCCATCGATGGCATCGTCCAACTCTGGCAAGACCTGCACACCGACACGCTGGGCACGCTCAACAAGCTCAAGGCAGGCCTGCTCGAGATCGGCACGGGCATGATGAATAACCTGATCGCGGGCATCCAGAGCGTCGACGTGCTGGGCTGGATTCGGACCAACGTCACCGACAAGATCCCGGCCGAGGTCAAGAACGTCCTGGGCATCCACAGCCCGTCGGGCGTCTTCGCGGACATCGGTAACAGCCTGATGCAGGGCCTGATCAACGGCCTGACGGCGCGCTTGCCAGATGTCCAGGCCTTCCTGGCCGGGCTGGGCGGCATGTTCGGCGGCGCCGACGTCGGCGGGTGGATCTCGGCGGCCATCGCCGCGACGGGCGTGCCTGCCTCGTGGGCGGTGCCGCTCAGCCAGATCATCCAGGGCGAGTCGGGCGGCAACCCGCTGGCGGCCAACCTGACCGACGTCAACGCCAAGGCGGGCAACGCCAGCGTCGGCCTGATGCAGCTAACGGGCACCAACCGGGCGCAGTACACCCCGGCAGGCATGGATCCGATGGATCCGATTGCCCAGATCATCGCGGGCATCCGCTACATCCAGGCGCGCTACGGCGATATCAGCGCCGTGCCGGGCGTGCGCAGCCTGGCGAGCGGCGGCGCCTACCAACCGTATGACAGCGGCGGCATCCTGCCGCCAGGCCTGACGCTGGCGGCCAACAACACGGGCGGCAACGAGTTTGTGCTGACGCCGGGGCAGATGCGCGGCCTGGGCTCGAGCGTCGTCTTCGCGCCCGTGTTCGAGATCGATGCGCGAGGCGCCGCGCCAGGCGTGGGCGAGGAGGTCTCGGCGGCCGTCGAGGCCGAATCGAGCCGCCTGTTCAGCCTGCTGGGCAGCCAGCTTCGGGTCGCCTTCGGCAACCTGGCGCTCGAGGGCGGCGCGACGTGATCGAGTTCATCCTGCGCGGGCCAGACGACCCGGGCGGCGTCAACGCGCTGGTCCTGCCGTCGAACCCGACCGAGTTCACCGTGGCCAACACGCCGGGCTTCACCACCGTCGATATCGACGGCTACGGCGAGGTCAAGCTGCCCAACGGCCGCAGCGCCACGACCTACGCCTGGGACGGCGTCTTCTACGGCCCGGCGCGGGTCGCGCTGAGCCCGCTCATTCGCAACTGGCGGCCGCCCATCGACATCGTCGCGCAGATCGATAGCTGGGTCGACCAGCAGGTCCGCCAGAAGCGCACGCTGAGCCTGGTTATCAGCGATACCAACGTCAACAAGGACGTCTGGATCAATAGCTGGTCGTACAAGCCCACGGGCGGCTTTGGCGATATCAGCTACTCGCTCCAGCTAGTCGAGGCGCGGACCATCCAGATCGGCATCGACGGCGACGCGGCAGGCGACGGCAGCGGCGGCGTGGCCAGCGAGGGGCCGACGCCTGACGAGGGCGGCGAGAACGCGCCGACGCCCGCCACGTGGATCGTCCAGCAGGGCGACTACCTGCTCAAGATCGCCAAGCAGGTCTACGGCGACTCGAGCCGCTGGCGCGAGATCTATGACGCCAACAAAGAACTGATCGGCAGCAACCCCGACCTGATCCAGCCAGGCATGGAACTGCAGATCCCGGGCGGCCAGCGCGCCGACGTCGAGCCGTCGACCGACGAGCTAGGCCCGCCCAACGATGTCTTCGTCGAGGCCGAACAGGACGCGGAGGCCTGAGTGTCGGTCATCCCCGAGGAGATCCTGGCGCTGCTCGACCGGGCGGTCCAGCCCGATCCCGAGCCCAGCGTCACGCTCGCCCGGCCCACGCTCGACGACCTGGCGACAACGCGCTACACGCTCGCGCTGAGCAGCCCCATCGATGCCAAGCTGCGCCACATCCCGTATGTCAGCCTGAGCTTCGAACAGCAGGAGGGCGAGGTCGCCACGCGCCTGACGGCCTCGATCCCGGACGTCGACAGCGACCTGGGCCCGCTCTGGGAACTGTGCCGCATGGGCACGCCGCTGTTCCTGCTGAGCGGCCAGAGCAGGCTGGTCGAGATGTTTCGCGGCCAGATCGTCGAGGTGGGCGACCGCACCACCAATGGCGGCGCCTTCGGCCTCATGGCCTACGACGGGCTGCACAACGCGCTGCGGTCCAAATACGACCTCATCATCGGCACCGACACGACCATCAGCGAGATCGTCAGGCAGTACTGCGCCAAGGCGCAGGTCGAGACGGGCTACATCGAGGAGCCGGGCGTCAAGCTGGGGCCGCAGATCTTTCGCCAGGACACGATGATCGATGGCCTGACCAAGGCGCTCAAGCAGGTCGCCAGCAAGGGCGGCGGCATCCTCAAGCTGCGCGCCGTGCAGGGCAAGCTCGAGTTAGTTCGCCCGGCCAACAACCCGGCCATCTACCACTTCCGCACGGGCGGCACGGCGGTGTCGACCACGATCAAAGGCAGCATCGCGGACATGATCAACAGTGTCGTCGTCATGGGCCACGGCGCCGACGACGAGCAACTGCCCGTGCTGAAGACCATCTCGAGCGACGCGGGCTTCAACGGCGCGCAGGAGATGGTCTATATGGCCGAGGCCGACTCCGACGAGGCCGTTCGCCTCGAGGCCGAGTCGATCCTGGCCGAGAAGGGCTTCCCCGTCTGGACCTACTCGCACACGGGCTTCGCGGTGCCGGGCATCTACAAGTGGGAGCGCGTCCACATCACCGACGGCATCGTCGACAACCACTTCATCATCTCGGGCCTGAGCATGGATCTGGTCGCCCGGACGATGCAGATGAGCCTGCTGACGACCGAGGACATCGCTCGAGCGACGCGCCAGATCGAGATCGAGGTGGCCCTCGAGAAGCTCAAGGCGACCGAGACCGCCACGGACAAGGACACGACCAAGAGCACGGCCACGGGCGTGGCGCTGATCAAGCAGGCGGCCAAGAGCGTCATGGGCCTGGCCTACGTCCTGGGCGGCGCGGGCGGCCGCAGCGACTTCAGCGCCGACATGCACCACGTCGGCACCGACTGCTCGGGCTTCGTCTCGTGGATCACCAAGCGCCTGGGCGGCAGCACGGGCACGACCACCGACGCCATCGCCAGCGCCAGCACGCTGATCCAGACCAACGGCACCGACCAGGCCAAGCCCGGCGACTACATCCTGTACTGGGACGGCGGCGCCTCGCAGGCAGGCATGGCCTATCCGCACGTGGCGATGTGGCTGGGTGGCGGCCAGGTCATCGAATCAGGCGGCAGCACCAAGCCCTCGAGCATCGGCATCGGCACGCTGCTGACGGGCTATCCACGCTATGAGGTGCGACGCAACGAGGCGGTCTTCCAGAAGGTCAACGCGACACCCGCCAAGGCGACCTCGACCACCAAGAAGTCGCGAGTCTGATGCCCAGCCGACTCGACGGCGCCTCGAGTGTCGCGGTCGCCGTCCGCGACTTCATGGTCCAGGCGCGCAGCGGCGCGGTCCCGGGCTACGAGCGCGGGCTGGTCAACAGCGACGGCTCGCTGCAGCCCGATAGCTGGTCCGGGCCACCGTTCGCGCCACCTGGCGAGGGCGGCGGCCAGATGCTCGAGTACCTCCTGGGCACGCCGCTCGACGAGGGCTACACCGAGACCGCGCTCGTCGGCGTGACCATCGACGGCACGCTCGTCGAGCACAGCCACCACCACAACGGCCTGCTGCCCGGCGACCGGGTGATGCTGATCTGGCTCAACCACGGCACGCCAGCGGCGCAGCCCGTGGTCATCCAGAACCTGAGCGGCCAGCCCGGCACGGGCAGCCAGCCCAACCCGGGCGCGCCAGGTCCGCCAGGGCCTGCGGGCCCGGCGGGCCCGGCGGGCCCGGCGGGCACGCCCGGGACACCTGGCGCCGCTGGCGGGCAGGGTCCGACAGGCGCGACCGGGCCGCCAGGCAGCAACGGGCCTGCCGGGGCGACCGGGCCTGCGGGTCCACGCGGCAATCCCGGCCCGACGGGCGCCGATGGACCACCTGGCCTGACCGGGCCTATCGGCCAGACTGGCGCGACCGGGCCTATCGGCCCGGTTGGCCCGCAGGGCACGCCTGGCCCGGCGGCCACCTGGCGCGGGCCGTGGACGGCAACGACCGACTACGTCGTCTGGGACGCGGTCAGCTACTTCGGCTCGAGCTACATCGCCGCCGAGGATCCCGTCGTCGGCACCTCGCCGCTGGTCTACCCGTGGGTACTGATGGCGGCGCGAGGCAGCCAGGGCCCGGCGGGCACGCCCGGGACGGGCGGCGGCGTCCACGAGGAGTTCCTGCCCGCCAACGGCGCCACCTTCGTCGACCTGGCCAACGCCGCGACGGTCGTCCTCGTCGTCGCTCGAGCAGGCGTCGTCCAGAGCGCGGTGGCGGGCGACTACAGCCTGAGCGGCCAGCGGCTGAGCTTCGCGGACGCCTTCAACGGCAGCCAACGCCTCGTCGTCGCCTACGAGGCCACAGGCACGGGTGGGGGTGGTGGAGGCCCGGCCCCCGAGTATGGCGTGGATTCCGACCTGCGCGCTTACATACAGCGCGTCATGGCGGTCATCGACCCCGGCGGCGCGCCGCCACCACCCTGAAGGAGATCACTGCGACTATGGCTGGCTCCAAGACCGACGCGTTCGAGACGCGCCTGCTCAACCACATTTTCAAGGGCGGCGCGACGCCTGCCTTCACCGCGTTGTCGACGGTCTACGTCGCGCTGATGACCACCGTGCCCTCCGACTCGAGCGCGGGCGTCGAGGTCACGGGCTCGAGCTATGCCCGGGCGAGCGTCGCGGCGGCAAGCTGGACGACGCCGACCAATCAGGTCCAGAACAGCGTCGAGGTCGTCTTCCCGGCCGTCACCGGGTCGGCCTACACCGTCGTCGGCTGGGCCATCTTCGATGCCACGACGAGCGGCAACATGCTCTACTGGGGCGACACGACCTCGACCACGATGAACGTGGGCGACGTGCCGCGCTTCGCGCCGAACGCGATCACGATCACCGAGGACTGAGCCGGGCCAACTAACCGCCCGTGCCGATCTCGGCGCGTACTCCGACCAGTGGCACGGCCGCGCTCAGCGCGGCCTTCACGCTGACCCTGCCGACGGGTGTCGCGGCAGGCGACTTCCTCGTGCTCGTCGTCACCAACGCCTGGACGACGAGCGGCCCGGCGGCGCCGACGGGCTGGACGCGCAACTACGCCGCCTCAGCGGGCACGGCCCAGTTCTGCGGCGTCTACACGGCGCGGTATTCGGCGGGCCTGACGCTCAACTTCACCAACGTCGGCGCTATCGCCGCCTGGGTCTGCGGCGCCTACTTCCAGGCAGGCTTCAGCATCGCCCTCGACACGGCGGTGGTGGCGGCCACCAGCACCGCCAACAACGCGACGATGTCGACGGGCGCGCCGTCGACGGCCCAGGCGGGCGACTACGAGGTGCTGGCCTACGGCTGGGGCTCGAACGCGACGATCACCGCCGCCGCGAACATGACCATCGACCGCCAGCAGGTCAACAGCACGACCTGCGCGGCCGCCCTGGGCCACAACAACACCAACCCGCTAGGCCACCCGGTGACGGCGACAGCCTTCGCGCCGACGCTGAGTGCGACCAACCGCGCCAAGACGGGCGTCGGCATCCTGCTCAGGGCCTACACCACCGACCTGACCGTGGCGGCCGCAGGCAAGGCCGCCACGGCCGTCAGCGGCGCGGGCGGCGGACCCATCGCGCTGGTCGCCTCGCTGGCCGAGTCACCGGGCACGTCGCACGGCTTCACCACCAGCGCGCTCAACACGACGGGCGCGAACCTGTTCGTGATCGGCGTCGGCGGCATCAACGGGCCCTGGACGCTGACCGACTCGCAGGGCAATTCCTACGCCCCGGCCGAGTACGTCGACGGCTCGGGCTTCGGCAACCCTCGCGGCAACGCGATCTACTACGCCACGGGCACGGGCGGCCCGGGCCACACGTTCACCATCGCCGGGACCAGCAACTTCACCGCGCTCTGCGTCGCGGCCTACAGCGGCGCCGCCGCGAGTCCGCTCGGGTCGCCCAGTTCGCACGTCGCCAACGGCAGCGCGTCGACCTCGGTGCCTGGCTCGATCACGCCCGCCGTGCCCAACGCGCTGGTCATCACGACGCAGGGCGGCCAGGACGGTCAGGCGACCGCCTCGACGATCAGCGCGGGCTTCTCCACGCCACTGGCCGTGCCCAACGGCGGTGGCCGCCAGATGTCATACCTGGCCTATCAGGTCCAGGGCGCGGCGGCGGCCGCGAACCCGACATGGACCTTGCCATCTTCGGTCGCCAACTGGTCGACCATCGCCTACTTCAGGCCTGCGCCCAGCAGCGGCGGCCTGGGCGCGTATCGCCCGCTTAGCGGCACGGCGCTAGGCGCAGCCACGGCCAGCGGGTCGATTGTCGCGGCCGGGCCACCGCCGCCTGGCTACGCGCTGGTGGCGTCGGTCTCGGGGCAGGACAACGACACCTTCAGCACGGTGGCGATTGATACGACTGGGGCGACGCTGCTGGTCGTCTGCTGGTGCCAGGCGAATGCCAAGCCGACGCTGTCCGACAACTACGGCAACACCTACGTCCTGGCCAGGGAAAACGACGGCGGTGATCGCAACGCGGCCATCTCGTATGTGGCGCTGCCGACGGTGGGCCCCGGTCACATTCTCACGCTGACCGGGACGGATATTTTCGCCTCGGCCCAGTTCTACGCCTTCCGTGGCGCGGCGTCGGCGCCGCTTGACCAGACCGGCCAAGCCTTTGACTACACCGATCCCATGAGTGGCCCAACGCTGACCCCCACCGAGGATGGCGAACTGCTGGTCGTCATCGACCAGTTCGACAACTCGGCCACAATCGGCACCTGGGGGCCTAGCGGCTGGGCGGCGGCGCTGGGCTTCGCAGGCACTGGCGGCAGCATCCTGGGCTCCTGCTCGAGCTACCTGATCCAGACCACCGCCGCCGCTGCGACGCCGATCCACACCCTGGGCGCGCCGCAGGGCCGCTTCGTCGCCATGGCGACCTTCAAAGCGGCCACTGGCGCACCCGTCGGGGGCTACCGCAACCTAACCGCCAGTGCCACGGGCGCGGCGACCTCGAGCGCCACGGCCACTGCCCGTCGCGCCCTGAGCGCCGCTAGCACGGGCGCGGCGAGCCCCACCGCCACACCGACGCGCTACCGCCGCCTCGCCGCCAGCGTCACCAGCAACGGCCTGGCGACCACGACGGCCACGGCCACGCGCAGGCGGCCACTGAGCACCAGCATCCAGGGCGTCGGCAGCGCGAACGCGACCGTCACGCGCCGTCGGGCGATGGCGGCCGTCACCTCGAGCGGCACCTCGAGCACGGCAGCCACGGTCAGGCGCATCCGCCCGCTGGCGGCCACCGCGCAGGGTGCCTCGAGCACCACCGCCACGCTCTACACGACCAACCCGACCATCCCGGCGGTCAGCAGCCTGGGCCAGGCGACGGCGGCTGCCACACCGACGCGCAGGCGCAGCGCGGGCAGCGGCTCGAGCGCAGGCGTCGCGACCGTCGGCGGCCAGGTCGGCAAGGTCTCGCCGCAGCTACAGAACGGCACCAGCGCAGGCCAGGCGACGACGGTCGCGACCGCCTCGCGCAAGCGCACCGCCGGGCTGGTGACGAGCGCAGGCACGGCCACCACCACCGCTCTGCCTGGCCGCATCCGCTCGCTGGCGGCGTTCAGCGCGGGCACCGCCACCACCGCCGCTCTGCCTGGCCGGGTGCGCACACTGGCGTCGATCTCGAGCGCGGGCACCGCCATCGCCACGGCCCGGCTCAACGGCCCGCTGCGCGGCGCAAGCATCGGCACGGCGACCGTCAACGGCTTCGTCTTCAAGGTCTCGCCGCAGATCCCGAGCGTCACCAGCGCGGGCAAGGCGACGGCCACCGGGCTGCTGGGCGCGGTCCGCCGCCTGGCGCCGAGCAGCGCCACGGGCACGGCCAGCGTCAGCGTCAGCCTCTCGCGCCGCAGGCCGCTCCTGGGCTCGAGCGCGGGTCGGGCCAGCACCACCGCCAGCGCGACGCGGATCCGCCCGTTAGCCGCCACCGCGCCGGGCCGCGCCACGACCATCGCCACCGCCACGCGCCGCAGGCCGCTCCTCGCCACGGCGACAGGCCAGGCCACCACCACGGCGGGCCTGGCAGGCGGCGCGCTGGGCATCACAGCGGCGGGCCGGGCGACCACCACCGCCACGCTGAGTGTCAAGCGCCGCTTGCTGGCCACGGCAGCGGCCGCCGCCGCGACGACCGCCACACCCACCCGCAAACGCGCCCTGGGCGTACGGACGGCCACTGGCCAGGCGACGACGGCCGGGACGCCGACCAAGATCCGCGCCACGCTGACGGCCGCGAGCGCAGGCCAGGCGACGACGCTCGCGCCAGTGCTCAGTCGGCGCCGCTCGCTGCAGACGGCGACGGCGGCAGGTCGGGCCAGCACGACCGCCGAGATCATCGCGGGTATTTCCCGGGCGCTGTTCGCCAGCGCCTCGAGCCAGACGACGGTCACGGGCAAGCCCACGCGCATCCGCTGGCTGCAACTGACGACCATCGTCATCGGCACCTCGAGCACCACCGCCACGGTCAAGGCCCGCCGAGCGCTACGCGGCACCAGCGCGGGCCGGGCCAGCGCCGTCGGGCTGCTCGAGGTGCGCATCGGCCAGGTCGTCGTCCTGTGGGATACAGTCGGCGCGCAGTTCGTCTTTCCCCCGAGGCCTGGCCTGGCAGAAGTAACCTGGGGCGTTGTTGACGATCAATTTGTGCTGGGTGAGGTGAGCCGATGACAACGCTGGTCCCCAACGAGATGATCGCCAACCCGGCGGTCAGCATCATCTCGGCGCCAAGCGTGGTCGGGCCGCTCACCGCCGCCACCATGCTGATCATCAACAACGCGGTCCAGCAGCCGCAGATCGCGACGCCCACGCCGCCGCCGCCAGGCTCGATGCGCCTGTATCCAAAGGGCGACGGGCACTACTACACGCTCGCCGCCGACGGCACCGAGACCGAGCTAGGCACGGGCGGCGCGGGCCCCAGCGCCGCCACCTTCGTGTTCAACCAGCTTATGCCGTCCGCATCCTGGGTCATCGACCACAACCTGGGGCGCTGGCCATCGGTCACGGTGATCGATTCGGGTAACAGCGTGATCATCGCCAACGTCGCGTACGTCACCAGCGACCGGGTCGTCGTGAGCTTCGGCTCGCCAACCTCAGGAAAGGCCTACCTCAACTAATGCCAACTCTGGGCGCACCCCTCGACTTCGCCACCTATGAGGCGCGCAGCCTGCGGGCGCACCAGTTAGGCGCCGCGCCGTCCTCGCCAGTCACGGGCCAGCTTTACTACAACACCGCCGACAACACGCTGTACTGGCGCGACAACATCGGCTGGGTATCGGGGCGTGGGCTGACGCTGCCGCTCGCCCAGCACTTGCTGTTCAACCCGGACAACACCTTCGACATCGGCGCGTCTGGCGCGAGCCGCCCCAGGTCGGTGTACGCCCGGGGCCCGATCTACTCCTCCGAGGGCACGACCAGCGCGGTCGCCATCGGCGTCAACCCGGGCGCGGGCACGAGCGCCTGGATCGTCGGCGGCAACTTCGGCTTCCTGCTCTTCGGGTCTGGCGCGACCTCCTACTGGTCGATGAACACCAGCGCGTTCCAGCCGTCTGTTGACAACACGATGGACATCGGCGGGTCGGGGCAGCGCGTTCGCAGTCTGTACCTGAGTAACTTCGCCCAGATCGCCGGGATCACGACGCCAGCCAATCCGCCCGCAGGCTCGTTCAAGTTCTACCCCAAGTCGGACGGCAACTTCTACAGGCTCGACAGCGCAGGCAACGAGTCGGTCTTCAGCGTCGGCGGTGCGACGCCGCCAGCGACAACCACGACCCAGGGCATCATCCAGCTAGCAGGCGACCTGGCTGGCACCGCCAGCGCCCCGCAGATCGCCGCCGGGGTCATCACCGACGCCGAGGTGGCGGTGGCCAACAAGGACGGCGCGGCGGGCACGCCGAGCTTGCGGACGATTGGTCCGGGCAGTCTGCAGGCGATGGCAGGCAGCACCCGCCTGGACACCATCCCGGCCCCGTCTGGCACCGTCAGCATGAACAGCCAGCGGCTCATCGCGCTGGCTTCGCCGTCCAGCGGCACCGATGCGGCCAACAAAGCGTATGTCGACGCGGCGACGCAGGGCCTGGATGTCAGGACGTCGTGTCGCGTGGCGAGTACTGGCGACGTCAATATCGTGGCCGCCCCGGCGACCATCGACGGCGTGACCATGAGCGTCAACGACCGCGTCCTGCTGAAGGACCAGGCCGACCCCCGGAATAACGGCATCTGGGTGTACGCCGGGGCCGGGAGCGGCCTGGCTCGAGCGGCCGACGCGGACACGTCGGCCGAGGTCAACCCGGGCATCTTCACCTT